TATGCGTCGTTATCCAGATGGAAGCAAATCAATTGATTTTCCTTCATATTCAGTTACCCCTACTGAGATCACCGATTGGGCAAAGAAAAATATCCTAGTCAACGATAACAATAAACTAACTGATACCGTCTTAGATCTTCGCAGAAAGAATTTAGTTAATATTGTCAAAGGTGATAAAGTAAATATCTCAGACGAAGATATTCCATTTATTGAAAAACTAAGACAAGCATTATCTACTGATATTTTCGGTAAAAGAGAGCCAGACGTAAATGTAATTTTCACAAAAGGCGGACTTCCGACAACTGAAGAAATAAGTGTTACTTTCATAAAATATAAAAAGTAATGTTAAAGTCATTTTCCCAATTTATTAACGAATCCGAAAATACTCGAGAAGATTTTATTAAGGACCTTGCTCTAAAACTTTCACAAAAGATTCGTGCAACTAGATCTGCTGAATCTGAAGACTATGAAACAGCTAGCGGAATGGAGTTTAAAGAACCATTTGAATTTGATTTAACACTTGAATTTAGAAGAGATTCTAGATTTGAACCTAAGGTAGATTCTCATTTTCATGGATTACCATGGGAAAATATTAATTACGGAAAGGACGGTTATGCAATTGATGCAAATACCATAGTAAATAATAGAGGACTATCGATTCCTAAGATTATAATTACAGTAGTCCTTAATCCAAATGAAGAACCTCATCTATATAGTAAATTATATGCACGAATCGTTGACATTTTAACACACGAATTAAACCACGTAGAACAAATAGGTTTAGAAACGGACCCATTTACTGAAAATCCATCGTCTAAAGAAGAACGTGAAGCGGCAAAGAGAAACTTTAAGTACTTTTTAATGAAAGACGAAATGGAATCGATGATCGAGGGTATGGAAGCTAGATCCAAGGTGCTAGATATTCCACTAGACTATGTTTTTACTGATTACTTAAGTACATTTGTTCAATCTAAGTACATTACACCAGAAGAATACTCTCAAGTTATGCAGCAATGGGTAAAATATGCGCTGGAGAGATACCCAGATGCCTCTTTTTCTAAAAATGTTGATAAAATAGTGAATTCGATATAAAACTTACCAATTTTTGCAAGTATAATATATCAAAAATTATCAACATGAATCAATTTGAAAAACTTAAGGAAGAAGTAGCAGCAACACAAGCAGCGATCTTTGATCCAATTAATGCACTTCTTGCTTCAGCGGAAGAAGATGCTCAAAAGTACTATGGCAAAGGCGTTCGTAGCGCTGGAAATCGTCTTAAGAAGAAAATGCAAGAGATCAGAAAAACAATTAAACATCCTGCAGTTAAGACTCAGATGACTGGAATCCAAAATTCTGCAAAAGACTTACGCCAAACTTTAGTTGAAGAAAGTAAAGTTAAAGCATAATCTTCATCTTATACAAAATTCTTAAAATGCCTCTTTTTGAGGCATTTTTTGTTTTTTCTTAAAACTTTATTAAAACCGCTAGTAAAAGAACTTACAAATAATAACTTACATTATGACAGATTTTTTTGATCTACCAGATGACGCGATCTCAAAAGGGAAGAACGCGCAAAAAACAAAGAAAAGCGATCCGCACGTTTACGATCCGGATCCTAATGCACACAACGGTTCCTATAAGTCAGTCTTTAGGTTCTTGCCGTATGTTTTCGATAAGAAAAAGAGCAAGTACACTAAATATTCGGCTAAATTCTGGAACCCATTAACTAAGGAGGCATTGATTATCGACTGTCCATCTAATGTGGAACAGCCATCAATCCTTTGGACAATTGAATCAACTTTACGTGGTCTTAAAAAAGAAGAGCCTGAGTTAGTTGAAGAAATCGGAAAAAATTTCTCAAGATGGTATACGCATCATTCAGCAGTATACATCAAGAAAGATCCACAACGCTCTGATCTTGAAGGATCAATCAAAATCTTCAAATTCAGAAATCAAATTGATCAAGTTATCGATCAGCAGATGAATCCTGAGGAACTTGATGGATTAGATGGCGTTAAGAAAATCAATCCATACCATTTATTAGAAGGAAAAGATTTCCTTTGCGTAGTTGGTAAGAAAACAAAAGACTTTAGAGATTGGTCTAAGTGTAAATTCATGGATGAAGTAACTCCATTTGTTTTCAAAATCGGAGATACCTCAGTTCAAGTTAAGAACGATGAAAAAGCAATAAAGCTTGTAAACGAATTCTTAACTAAGAATACTCCAAAAATGGACGAGTACTTCCACCAAGAATGGACTGAGGAAACTTACGAAAAAGTTGCAGAAGCAGTACTTGCGGCAATTCCTCAAAGACAAATTTTGGAAATGATCCTCGGAAAGAGTAAAGATCAAAAGATGAACGATCTTATTCGTGGAAAAATGAAGCCTGGAAAAACAAACAATCCAACTAAACAAAATGATGATTTAGAATTTGGATTAGACGCGCCAGCTGCTCCAGCAAAAACTAAAGACGCTGCTCCATTAGCTACTGAACCTGCTGATGAGTACGATGATTTATTCAAAGATCTATAAAAAAATAATATTATTATGTCAGAACAAACATTAGAACAGACAGAAGCACAAACTGAAGTTGGCAAAACTGAAGAAACTATTTCTCCAGAGCAAGCTGAACAGTTAAAAAAGAACGTACTATTTGGTACTATTGCTTATAAGGACGACGAGTCTTACGAATCTTTCTTACAAAAGATGAATCTTGGTCAAGCGCTATTTGTATTGGTTGCATCCGCAAACCTTGCACAAGCGAAAGGCTCATTTAACATCTTAGAATCAGAAGTTCTTTCAACTGCAATTCGTATAATTCGTAAAAACTCTACTCCAGCACAGGAGAATAGTGAAAATGGTGAACCCGTAAAAGACTAAAATATAAATGGACTTAATTGTTGATGGAAATGCCTTTATAAATGTTGCAATCAGTGTGGCTAAGTCACAAGCAGCAAAGGACAAGAGGACTGACGAAGCGTATTATGTCAACGATCTATTTAATGACGGTGGGTTTATTCTTAAAGAACACATTAGAACTTCTTTTAGAAATTTCTGCTTTACTTATTTTAATTCACTAATTGCACCTATCGGGTCTTCACTCGATAACGTGCATTTTGTGTTTGACTCAAAGAGTTGGAGAAAAGAATACATTTCTTCTTTCTTTGAAAGATCAGATTTTAAAACTACTTCTGCCCCAACCGAGTTTAAATACAAAGGAACTCGAAAATACGACGACCGTCACTATCTCTTCTTTGATTACTTTCAACAGGTAATTATTCCTGCGCTAAACGAAAAGTGTGGAGTAAACCATTACCGTTTTAAAGGAACTGAAGGCGACGATATTATTGCATACTTATGCGAAAAGTTATCGACCGATATCCTAATTTATTCTGTCGATCAAGACTTAAAACAGTTAGTCGGGACTCCAAATAAAAACGTAATGCTAATCGTTCCAAAGCAGATGAGTAAAACAAAGAAAATCTTTGTTCCTCCTACTTTGATTCCCGAAATGGCAGAGGAAGAAGAAGAGGACTTCTTTTCCCTAAACGAATCACACATTACTGGTTCAAGTGTTGATAAGATCATCAAGGCTTTTAAAAATAAAGACTATGCTGAACTTCCTGTGGATCTTACTGATGATGTACTTAGTAAAATTCTATTGGGTGATAAATCTGATAACATTCCAAAACTAGTAAATATTACTCCATCTAAAGCTAAAAAGATTATTTCAAATCTTCAGCAAAAGTATGGAGACTCATTAATTTCTCTATTAGATGAATTAAATGATGACTTTATTTTAAATTTCATTGAAGAAATTAGTATAGTAAATAAACTAAAGGATACGAATAAAATAGAGGAACTTAGAGAACACCTAATTTTCAATATTAAGATTATACGTCTATCGACTCAAGTTTTCCCTGATGAAATCAGAGACGCTCTAGTACAATTCTTTGGTGAATATCAAGTACTTAAATTTAATTCAAAAGAATTTTCAACATTAAAAAATAATCAATCAACGTTATGAAGCCGTTATACGAAAGAATCCTAGTAAAACCAAGAAAAAAAGAGACCCAAACCAAACAGGGTATCTTGATTCCTGAAAAAGCCGTTAAGAAACCAAATATTGGAATCGTTGTTGCCTGTGGCGACGGAAGTACAAATAACCCAATGCTAGTAAAACCTGGAGACATTATTCTCCACAATCGTTTTGCTGGATCTGATATCTTCTACCAAGGAGAAAAACACCATGTTATCCTAGCAAATGAGGTAATTGCTATTTTGGACAATGAAGATGAAGTTAGTTTAGACGAATTCGAATAAACAAAAAATAATGAAACATAAAGCTAGGCGACTATTACAATTTATAGCTATTAAATGGCT